GCGTTGAAGTCCCGCCGGATGTGGATCCGAATTCCCTCTATAACGCGCTCTATCTCGGTCCGGTGATGCCGTGGATTGATCCGGGGAAAGAGGCGAACGCCTGGAAAGCCATTGTTCGCGGTGGTGCCGGTACTGAAGCGGAATGGGCGCGAGCCCGCGGGAAAAACCCGCAGGAGGTTAAGCGCCAGCGACTGCGTGAAACTGAATTTAACCGTCAACACGGGCTGGTGTTTGATTCCGACGCCGCCAATGACAAAGGAGCGATGCCAGATGCAACGGCAAAACCAGACGATAAACGGCGTGAGCCGGACGATGATGATTAACCCCCGCGCCAGCCTGGCGGGTGTCGATGCGGCAAACGGTCAGTGCTGGTACGAAATCCGCGCGCTGGCCGCCGGGCGCGTTGAAATCTACCTCTATGACGTGATCGGCGGCTGGGGCATTACCGCCCAGCAGTTTGTCGCTGACTGTAAGGAGGCGGGGGTGTTTGACGCCAGCGCGGTGGATTTGCATATCCACAGCCCCGGCGGCGATGTGATGCAGGGTTTTGCCATTTACAACACTCTGTCCCGGCTGAAAGCGAAGGTGGATATCTGGGTGGATGGCGTGGCGGCCAGCATGGCCTCAATGATTGTCTGCCTGCCCGGCGCCACGGTGCACATGCCGGAAAACGCCTGGATTATGGTCCACAAACCGTGGGGCGGCATCGCCGGGGATTCTGACGACATGCGCGATTATGCTGCCTGGCTTGATCGTAACGAAGCCCTGATGCTCAGCGCCTACATGAACAAAACCGGACTGGGGCAGGAGGAGCTGGAGGCGATGCTGAAAGCGGAGACCTGGCTTAACGGTGCCGAGGCGGTGGAAAAAGGTTTCGCCGACACGCTTGAACCTGAACTGCAGGCCGCGGCCTGTGTGAATGAAAATAAACTGAAGGATTACCAGAACATGCCAGAACAGATTAAATCTCTTTTTGCGCCGCGCGCTGAAGCCCCGGTGAATCAGCCACAGCAACCTGCTCCGGTACAGCAGCCCGTGCCGGTACAGGCAAACCTTACCCCGTCCGCACCACAACAGCCGGTGCCGCAGATGGCAAACATCGATATCACCGCGCTGGCCCAGCAGCTGCAGCAGCAGATGCAGACGGCGAACGCGGAGCGCGTCAATACCGTTTCCGCCGTATTTGACGCGTTCCCGACCTTCGCGACGCTGAAGGCGGAATGCCTGGCTGACTTCTCCTGTAACGCTGAAAAAGCCCGCGACAAACTGCTGCAGGCGCTGGCGGCAGGTACCACCCCGAGCGCCGGTCCAGGGGCCATTCACCTTTATGCCGGTAACGGAAATCTGGTCGGTGATTCCATTCGCGCTGCGGTAATGACCCGAGCGGGCTATGCGCAGGCAGAGAATGATAACGCTTACAACGGTTACACCCTGCGCGAACTGGCACGAGCCTCCCTGGTCGATCGCGGCATCGGTATCTCCGGCGCTGGCACGGCACAGGCGATGGTCGGGCTGGCGTTCACCCACAGCAGCAGCGACTTCGGCAATATCCTGATGGACGTGGCGCACAAGGCGGCGCTGATGGGCTGGGATGAAGCCACTGAAACCTTTGAACAGTGGACGCGTAAGGGCACGCTGACCGATTTCAAAACCGCGCACCGCGTCGGTCTGGAATCACTGGCATCGCTTCGCAAGGTCCGCGCCGGGGCGGAATATAAATATGTCACCATTAAGGATCGCGGTGAGCCAATTGCGCTGGCTACCTACGGCGAACTTTTCAGCATTGACCGCCAGACCATCATTAACGATGACCTGGACATGCTGACCCGTATCCCACAGGCAATGGGGCTCGCTGCGCGTGCCACCGTGGGCGATCTGGTGTGGGCAGTGCTGACCAGCAACCCGAAAATGTCGGACGGTAAGCCGCTGTTCCACGCTGACCACGGCAACCTAGTCTCCGCCGATCTGAGTATCGAAGGTCTGGATACAGCGCGTAAGGCAATGCTGCTGCAAAAATCTGGCGATCGCCGTCTGAATATTCGCCCGGCCTACATGCTGACGCCAGTGGCTATCGAGTCCCGGGCTAACCAGCTGATCAAGTCTGCAAGCGTGCCGGGCGCGGATGCGAACAGCGGTATCGTTAACCCGATTCAGAACTTTGTGACGGTGGCCTCTGAGGCCCGTCTGGATGATAGCAGCCCGACCGATTACTACCTTACCGCTGCGCAGGGACGCGACACTATCGAAGTGGCCTATCTCGACGGTATCGACACCCCATATCTGGAGCAGCAGCAGGGCTTCACCGTTGACGGTGCCGCGTTCAAGGTGCGTATCGATGCCGGGGTGGCACCGCTTGACTGGCGCGGCATGGTTAAAGTCACGAAAAAATAACGACCGTCATCTGACGGTTTTGTATTACGGAGCGGCGCGTGCTGCTCCTTTTTTGTCTGGAGAGAAAAATGGCGAAAAATTATCAGCAGGACGGCAACACCCTTGATTTTCAGAATACCGGTGCAACCGATATTCATTCGGGTGACGCCGTGCTTTCAGGGGCGCTGGTTGGCGTCGCTCACGATGACATCCCGGCAGGGCTGTGGGGTGTGCTGCACACCACGGGCGTGTTCGTTCTGCCAAAGGCGGCGGAAGCTGTCACTCTCGGCCAGAAGCTATATCTGGCTGACGGTAAGCTGACAGCAGAAGCGGGGGAGGCGGCAGCACCGAACCCTCTGGCGGGTACGGCCTGGGCTGCTGCTGCTGCGGATACCGAATCTGTTCCGGTCCGGCTTGGCTACTGATGAACCGCTTTCGTCAACGCCTGTTAAACGCGGATGCCCGGATCTCCCGGGCATTTGCCGAAGAGGTGCCTGCCGTCCTGTCTGTCGACGCTGAGTTGCGTCCTGTTACCGTGATTTTCGAGACGCCAGATGCCCCGGTTGACGTGCCCGGCGGGGGACAAATTCAGGATCGCTCTCCGGCCTTCAGCGCGATGNCCGCTGATATCGCGGGGCTTGAGAAGCACCACNGCGTGGAGATCAACGGNACGGCTTATCGTGTGACGCACATTGGGGCAGATGAAGAAGGCCGCACCCGCGTCACGCTGGCGTATGGCGCACCTGGTAAGGTACAGCCGGACATCAATAAGTGGAGCTGATATGGCGCGTGAGTCCAGACTGCGACGGGACTTGCCCGTCGATATCGATGTGGATGCCATCTGGCGGATAGCGGAGCACATCGGTGCCACCCATAAACAGTTTCGGGCAGCATATTCCCGTGCGCTGAAACGTACCGCCGCCACCTTGCGTAAAAAAGCGATGGCAGACCTGAAAGACGGGCTGGCCCCCCGCAGCCTGGATCTGGTGCGCCGGCGTCTGCTTTCTTTTCGTCTCGATCGTGCTTCTCAGTCACAACTGGATAATTTTCGTCTCTGGTTCGGCCTGAATGCCATCAAGGTGAAAGACCTGAAAGGCCGGATTCACGGGCGGGTAAGGCCTCACCATACCCGGCGGGATAAATCCACCGGGCGGTATATAAAGGCGCGGCGCCAGGCAGAAAACGCCGGATTCACCCCAAAGGGCAGCCTGCTTTCCCCGCGCACATTTGAAAACGGGGAAGTTGCACGCTCCCGCCGTGAAAGCCGGCGGACGGTGGTTATTCGCGATCCGGATACCCGTCGTACCAGGGAGGCGGAAGTCGATATTTATGAGCCGATGCTGAACTACATCGAGGATAACGCCTTTGCGGAGGCGATGGATATTTTCATGCATCACTTTGAAACCGATCTGCGCGGGCGCGTGAAAGCCCGTATCTCTGTCTGAGGTGGACCATGGCTGAGCCATTACTGCTGGGGCAGTATCACGATGCTGTCACCGGCGCGCTGAAAAACATTGCGTGGGTGCGCGATGCCGATGCGTACCCGGAAAAAAATATCCCCCGCTTTACCGGACTGACGACGCCGGCAGTCTATTTCTCCATTAACGGCTGGGAGCAGGGCGGGGGCAATGAGGGGCAGCTCAACGTTAATCTGTCCTGTGATTTGTATGTGGTGGTGGATGCGGCAGGCGCTGGCGTCAGCCGACCCGAAATTTTCCTGCGCACGGCGGCCGCGGATATCACGCAGTGGATTGACGGCCAGCTGTTCGGCCTGACCAGTCTGGAGCCTGCCGTGTTTATCGATGCGGCACGCGATGAGTTTGATCCGCGCATGGATGATTACCTGGTCTGGCGGATCTCCTTCACACAGTCCGCGGCCTTTGGTGCTGATCCGTTTGCACAGCTGAATACCCCGCTGAAAGCAGCCTGGCTGGGCAAGGCACCGGATATCGGACGCGCACATGTGGACGATTACCAGCTGATATACGAGGCGAAACCTGATGAGTGATATCGAGGGCGATTTACAGCGCCGGCTGGCGAATATCGTGCGGCGCGGGGTTATTCATTCCGTTAAGCATGACGGTATACCGAAATGCCGAGTGGACCTGGGCGACATCACCACTACCTGGCTGCCGCTCTGCCAGGGCTTTTCCGGGGCAAACCGGGCTGACTCCAATCCGTATGCGGTCGGGGATGCGGTCACGGTGCTGTCTGAAGCGGGTGAGCTGAATAATGGCCGGGTGTTTCCCGGCTGGAATACCGGCGGTCTGCCGGTACCGGAGGGCAGCGACAGCGAACATGTCACCCGCTACGGTGACGGTACCGAGATCCGGTATGACCGCGCCGCGCATGCCCTGACTATCACGCTGGCGGAGGGCGGAACCTACAAAATTATCGGAAAGGGAACGCTCGATGGTCCGGTGGAAATCACCGACACCCTCACAGTTCAGGGCGTTACGCAAATCAATTCCGACACGAATGT